CCGAAACGTATGCCCGCAATCCTCATTTTTATGGATCTACTTATTGTTGTGAATGCAGGAAACATACTGCTGTAGGTGCTAATGGTGAATTTGTGTGGGTGGAAAACGGGGAGCCGATAAGAACTAAAGTTGGTACCTGATGACTGCACCTACTATTCAGTCTCTCATTAACGCTATGGGTGCGGCTGTCGATGAGATCAATCCATTGCGTGTGTATACGACACGACCGGGAACAATCGATCCCCCCGCTGTTATCTTCACGATGGACACATTGACGTTCGATACGTCACTTGATGGAGATACTGATGACATCTCATTTATGGTGACGACGTTTACGTCAATGAGTAGCGATCGCGGTGAGGCTGAACTATATGGATACATTCAACGGGAAGGCTCGTTGTCAATTAAGCAACATCTGGAATCCGATGACACGCTCGGCGGACTAGTTGAATATCTTACAGTGACGCGAGCAACCAAGGTGGGTATTGCCACATATGGTGGTGCACAATTTTATGCGGCGCCGTTAGAGGTCCATTTAGGAGTGTCCGGAATATGAAGATAGTTGCGGCGCATCCCGGACCATCTTTCTCGGTGCATGACGTACATGTCGGATGGGTTGAGGCGTTACGCAAACAGGGACATCTGGTAGCCGATTACAACTTGAGTCAGCGGTTGACGTTTTATGACTCGGCGATGGTTGAGCTTCCCGACAGGAAATGGCGTAAAGCGCTCACTCATCAACAGGCATATGAACTAGCGGCTAATGGATTGTATGCTCTCCTGTATGTACGTAAGCCTGATCTGTTGCTAGTCACATCGGCATTCTTCTATCCGGAAGAGATGTTTGATATCGCTAGATCGCACGGGACTAGGACGGTATTGATTCACACCGAAAGCCCTTATGAGGACGATCGACAGTTGAAGCTCGCGGCACATGCAGATTATAACTTGATCAACGATCCAACAAATCTGGATAAGTTCAGGTCCGTTAATCCGAATACTTGGTATATGCCGCACAGTTATCGTCCTGGATTTCATGAGCCTGGCTCGTCGTATGTCGCATCCTCCGCAGATTTCGCATTTGTTGGAACTGGATACCCGTCACGGGTCGAATTTTTTGAGTCCATGGATTTTGCCGGCATCGATGTACTACTTGCTGGCAATTGGCAGGGAGTAGATGAAGAGTCATCCCTGTGTAAGTATATAGCGAATGAAAAAGATGAATGTCTCGATAATGAGCAGACCGTATCGGTATATAGATCATCCAAAGTGGGCATGAACTTATATCGTAAGGAAGCTGAATCCGAGGAACATGTCCATGGTTGGGCGTGTGGTCCACGGGAGATTGAGATGGCCGCGTGTGGAATGTTCTTTCTCCGAGAACCACACGGTGAGAGTGACGAGCTGTTTCCGATGCTTCCGACGTTCAGAAATCCGGGTGAAGCGTCGGAGCAACTTCACTACTGGCTAGCGCATGAGGAGTTGCGACAAGAGCAAGCACTCAAGGCGCGTGCCGCGATTGAGGATAGGACATTCCACAATAGAGCAGCCGATCTCATGAGGCTGTTAGATAATCAAGGAGTAATCTGATGGCTAGGATTCATGGACGGCGCGGTATGATTTACATTGATATCGCCGGTGGTGGCCTTGCTTCGCCGCTCAACTTCCAATCTAAGTGGGACCTTTCGGCCACCACTGACAAGGACGATGTCACGAGCTTTGGTGACAACAATAAGACGTATGTTGCCGGCCTGCCGGATGCTTCCGGTTCGTTCTCTGGCTTCTATGACGATGCTAGTGCGCAGACCTACACGGCCGCGTCTGATGGCCTCCCCCGCAAGTTCTACCTTTACCCGAATAGCGCAACACCCACTCAGTATTGGTTTGGTCAGATCCTGCCGGACTTCAAGGTCGATGGTGATGTTGCTGGCGCTGTGACTGTGTCAGCCTCTTGGGTTGCGGCGGGACCAATCATTAAGCAGGGCTAGATAATGGCTGAGGGCTATGTGGAGTTGGGTATCGAACCTTCGGTCAAGTATAAGGAATTTCGCGTTAGGCTGAAGGAAGCGGACAAGGAACTGCGCCTAGGATTTAACGCTAAAGTGAGAGCATTGCTTGCGCCTTTAGGTATTGATATTTCCCAGTCAGCATTAGAGCGCTTGCCTAAGCGTGGCGGACTTGCTAAGCGCGTTGCTGAAAGCAAGTTTACGACACGTTCGCGTTTGACATCCATCTTATTTCAGATGTCCAATACGTTTGAAATCAAAGATATGGATGAGGGCTTAATAAGACACCCTGTATTTGGACATATGGATAGATGGGCAGAGCAAAAGATTCAGCCTAATTTCTGGACCGATCCGGTTACAGCTATTGAGCCAGCTATCACCGTTGGTGTCGAGTCACTGATTCAGGAAACTGTTCGCAAGATTGAGGGAGTGTAATGCCTAGACAGAAGCTAAAGGTTGTATACCTTGACGGCAAGGAAATTGAGGCTAAGATTACACCCCGGGCCGAGGTTGCAACAGAGCGATTCTTCGAGCGTGGCATGGCCAAGCTCCAGGATGATGCCCATGCGGAACATTTGTATTATCTCGCATGGGCAGCGCTTCATTACGCCGACAAGGAACCTAGAGCTTTCGAACACTTCCTTTCTGATATTGAGGATATCGAAATGGTTTCCAATCCTAAGGACACTATTTCGGGGGATGATGTGGACCCTACCCAACCGGCTCAACCACTAGATTCATAGTTGAGCTAAGTATTGCCACTCATATCCCGTTTCAATTTCTGGAAAAACTAGATAGAAGAGTTCTTGATACCTATCTGGAAGTCTTGGAAGATATTGCAGACGAGCAAGAGTCGAGAGGATAGGTGTCTTAATAATGGCAGTTCTCGACTTAACCATCCTGGGTAAGAATGGTGCTGGTACTGCACTTCGTGAAGTTGGCGTCGACCTTGATAAATTGGGACTCAAGGTCGACGCCATGAAGCGTAAGCGCATTATGATCGATGCCATTGTCAATGACAAGGGTGCTATCACAAAGATCAATGGTATCGAGGCAGCGTCTATAAAGACTAATTCCTCTGCCAAGAAAGCAAGCTCGGAGGGATTGGCAACTCTCGGTGCCGGCATGGTTAAGCTCGGCGCTGTTACCGTGGGTCTTGCTGGCGTCCTTGGCGTCAAGGCAGTTAAATCTGTCGGTGATTTTCAGCAGCAGTTAACCAGACTTGCTACATCAGCGGGTGAATCAACTGCTAATTTGGGATTGGTAAGCAAGGGTATTCTTGATATATCCGGTCGGACTGGTACATCAGTTACCGAACTATCTGATGGTATGTATACAATTGAATCTGCTGGATTTCATGGCGCTAATGGTCTTACAATACTTAAAGCAGCGGCTCAGGGGGCTAAGGCTGAGAATGCAAGTCTGGCAATTACCTCTAATGCTGTTACAGATATTCTAGCTGATTACCACCTGAAGGCTAGTAGTGCTGCTGATGTTACTAGCAAGTTGGTGGCAACTACTTCTCAAGGTAAGGTTAGTTTCGAGGATCTATCTGGTGCTATGTCTAGTATTGCGCCAATAGCATCAGCTTCACATGTATCGCTTTCGGACATGCTCGGTGATATCGCTGAGATGACTGTACACGGCATGAGTGCTGACAGAGCTACAATGAATTTATCTAACGCTATTCGATCTATATCAAACCCCAGCAGTGTTATGACTAATGAGTTAGCGCAAATTGGACTTCGCTCTGATGAATTGTCGCAGCATTTAGGTACCCGTGGCCTTGCCGGAACTATGCAAATGATAGAACAGGCAATCCTTAAACATATCGGACCTAGCGGTGCCGTGCTATTGTCGACGTTTAACAATTCTAAAATTGCTGCTGAAGATGCTAATAAGATGCTACTTGCCCTGCCTGCGCCATTGCAGAAGGTAGCTAAGTCATATGAGGCTGGTAAGATAAGTAGCCATGATTGGACTCAAGGTCTCAAGACTTTGGGCATTCCTCAGGCTGCGCTTATAAAGCAATGGGCTGCCATGGAAAATAAGTCCAAGGGTTTTAGTGCGGCGCTACGTTCGGGAAGTACGACTTCGCAATCTTTTACTCAGGCATTGGCTAAGGCAACTGGTAATGCTTCTAGCATGAATGTGGCATTAATGCTTACGGGCGAGAACGCTAATAGCGTCAATGGTATTATCAAGAACATTGCTGGTACTACTACTGAAGCTGGAAACAATGTTAAAGGCTGGAGTGATATCCAGCAGAACTTCAACCAGAGTATTGATGAGGCTAAAGATACCATTCAGGCTATGGTCATCACATTAGGTCAAGCATTGTTGCCAACTTTAACAAAGGTAGCATCAGTCTTTGGCTCATTTGCGCAAATGATAGCGGAAAATATTGGTAAGGTTAAAGTATTAATAGCTGTCATTGGTGGCATAGGTGGGGCATTAATTATAGCTGGATTGAGCTTCAAGGCTTACACGCTTGCTATGAATTTGGCTAAGGCTGGACAGTTGGCTTTCGCTATAGCTACCGGTGAGAGCACAGCAGCATTGCGCGCTCAAGCTGCTGCTGCCGCAATCAACCCAATCGTGCTGCTGATAGGCGCAATTGTCATTGCCGTAGCTGCCTTGGCTTTTGGCATCATCGAACTCGTTAAGCATTGGTCTCAAGTATGGGGCGCTATCAAGGCGGCTACATCAACAGTTGTGTCCTGGTTCTCCGGTACTGTAGCTCCGATCTTTGAACATGTATGGAGTGCGATACAGGCAGGCTTAGGCAAGTTGCGCCAGCTGTGGGAAGCGGTATGGTCCGTACTGCGCGGCCCGGTTGAGAAGCTAGTCAACTGGTTCAAGGTTAACGTTCTCCCCGACCTCAAGCAGGTGTTCGCCGCTGCCAGTGGTGCAGCTAAGGCATTCGTTGATGCGGTTGTGGCTGTGTTCAAGTTTCTTGCTGCTCCCGTTAAGTGGGCTTTTGGTCAGATCATGGGTACGGTACATGAGAGTCTGGCAGTAGTTACGGCTATATTTCATGCTGGATCTATTGTAGTCATGGCTGTATGGAATGCTTTATGGTGGTTCTTCCCTCGCGCTGCAAAGATTGCATGGGACATTCTCAAGCCCGTTATCATTGTGGGATGGGATATTATCAAGGCTCTCTTCCAGGCTGGCCTAACGCTTATCGTTGGTGTATGGAAAGCTATGTGGGCGCTTATTAGCGGCGTAGTGACCGCAGTGTGGAAAGTAATTATTGGAGTTGTAACAGGTGCTTTTACTATCCTTAAGGGTATCTTTGAGGTAATTGCTGGGATCTTCACTCTCAATTGGAGTAAGACTTGGCAAGGAATTAAGGACATCTTTGGTGGCGTTTGGAAGATAATTATATCATTGCTGCAAGGATTCGTCGGCATCATTCTGGCTGTCATCAAGTCTTTCGGCTTGTTACTGCTGGCTGACCTTAAGGCTATAGCAACATTCTTTACTGCTATATGGAAAGATATATGGGATAAGGTTGGCGGTTGGGTTAAGCGTATTGTTAGTGATGTGGTCGGATTTTTCAAGAACATGTGGACTTCCATTCGACTTCTCTTTGTTCAGAAATGGGATGAAGAGAAAAAGGGATGGCAAAATATATGGTCAACCATTACTGGTATAGCCAAGCGTATATG